CTATTCTTTGGGGCACATCGCGCCGAGCTTGATCTCCAGTCCCGAATGTTGCTCGTTTCGGCCCTGGAGAATCTGGCGCGCCAGCCGGCCCGACTCTGAAGACGTAAGGACCCTTCCAGTCCGGAGGTCGGTCACGTCTCCCGTGGCCAGATCGACCTCCGCGCCCTCACCCCGCCACCCGCCGTCACATTTGGCAATGGCCTGCACCCGATCTGAGCTATAAACGCCGGCCGCGACCAGCCGACACCCCGGCCCAACCCGCGCCGCGACCTCGGGCACCTGCAGCCCAACGCGCGCGGCGTCCTCCTCCGTGAGCCACACTGGCGCCCGCAGCGCACGAAGGTCTGCGGCCAGCTCGCCAAGCCCCTCCGACGCTAGCGTCGTGCTCGACTCAAAATCGAGAACCTGTACTGAGGAACGATCCACGATCAGCAGCCGGTTCGTGCCAACGAGGCGGGACGCCGAGGTATGCTCGGCAACAAACGCGGCGCTATTTGCGGCAAACGGCACCTGAACTGTCCTGAGCGCGCTTAGCGAGAGGGAGGAGCCGTCTTCGCGCCACCCCGGTACTGCTCTCGCGGCCTCCAGGGCCAGGCACCGCGCCTCCCCCAACGAGAGGATGCGCGCACGGGCTTCCCCAACGAGCTCCCGAGCAAGCGCCTCGACACGGGGATCACGAATCTGACGGCCGTCGCCCTCCGCGTTCACGGCCCCGGAGCGTCGGTCCACCGAGTAGCTGTCAATCATCTGCCCCGAGGCGGGCTCGCAGGCTCGACGCACCTGAAGTGAATACCGATCCGACGGAGCAAAGTCCGGCGCGAGAGTAGGACATTCCCCCGCTTCCCGTGCGGCCGCCACCTCGGGGACCCGCTCGACGATGGCCTCGGACTCACGCAGGGTCAGGAGATCCATCTGGCCGTTCGCGGACCCACCGCAAACACCAAGAACCAGCAACGCCTGAAGCACGTGCCTCATACGACGTAACTTCTCATCGGAAGACAATCGACGAGGGGCGTGTATCTGCCCGAGAGGTTCTGCCCGCGCCGTACCCCTCTACGAACCGCGACGGTAACGGAGCGGTACTGCCAAGCAGACAAGTGGGACATCGTGCCTACAAATATCCCGTCCCGCACTTTCCCGTCAAGAGAAAACCAAGGGACTTATCCGAATTTCACAAAAAGGGACCGGGCCAATTCCGCCCGTCACAACTATTTTTTGTCTTTATCTCTTTTCTTAGCAATCACTTGACTAAATCCGGCACTAATTCCAGCTTCCTCGCGGGATAGCTTTGTGATGAGAGAGTTGACCGGGCGGCCGGAACCGCGAATATCGCGGGCAACTTAGGCTCTCTCAGGGAGGCTATATGGCTGGCAACAAGAAAACTGATGAACCGCTTAACGATGAACCGAACCAAGACGCATGCACTCAAGGCAAACAGAAACCCGAGAGCTACACAGACCAGGCAAAGCTGGTGCAACGCCTGATCGACGGAGCCTGCATTACCGACGCGAACGGCGAGGTAACCAGGAACGACAAGTCGAAGATCTCAAATGCCGATCTCATCCGCCTGCTGCAGTTCCAGCGCGAGATCGCCAAAGAACGACCCGTGGACATTGTGGAGATGAGATGGATCGATCCTCCGAAGAGCTAAACATCGTCAAGAGGGGCATCAGGTACACGCCTCTGGATTCGCAGCAGAAGTTCCACGATTCCGCGGCGCGCTTCAAAGGTTTCTCAGGACCCATCGGTTCGGGAAAGAGTCAGGCCCTGGTTCAGCAGGCCATCAAGTTGTGCGTGGAGAATCCAGGCCGCATGGGGCTCCTCGGAGCTCCGACGTTTCAAATGCTTCGCGATGCAACCCAGAAGGCGCTCTTCGATGCGCTGGAGGCCAACGGCCTGCCTTTCAGCTTCAACAAATCCGAAGGCGCGTTGCAGATTCTGGAATCGCGATCGACCATACTGCTTCGGTCCCTGGACGATTTTGAGCATCTCCGGGGAACCAACTTAGCCTGGTTCGGGGTGGACGAACTTTCGTACGCGCAAGAAGAGGCCTGGCTGCGGCTGGAGGGCCGCCTGCGCGATCCGCTGGCGACGCAACTTTGTGGGTTTGCCGCATGGACTCCCAAGGGTTTCGATTGGGTTTACCGGCGCTTCATCCAGGATGAAACCGGTTCTTACGACGTCATCCGGGCCAAGCCTTTCGAGAACAGCAGCTTACTGGACGCGGTTCCGGACTTCTACGAAAGGCTGCGAAAAACCTACGACCCGCTGTTTTATCAGCAGGAAGTCCTCGGCGAATACATCAACCAGAGCGGCGGAAAAGTCTACCGCAATTTCTCGCGGGAGAGGCACCTTCGAGAATGCAAGGTTGATCCGGGCAAGCCCCTGTTGTGGGCTCTCGATTTCAACGTCAACCCCATGTGTTCCATCATCGCGCAGATCGATGGCGATACGGCCACCGTGCTCGACGAAATCGGCATCAAGGATGCCACTACCGAGGATGCCTGTCAGGAGTTCGCCGGACGCTACGAATGCTTCGTGCGCGACGTCCGCATCTACGGAGACGCGTCCGGAGCCAGTAGGCAAACCTCAGGCTCTACGGACTATGAAATTATCCGGAAGTTTTTCTGGACGAACTTCCGGGTTTACCCCACGCAAAGGGTGCCCGAGAAGAACCCGATGGTGCGCGACCGGGTCTCGCTGCTGAACGCGAGGCTGCTCAACGCCGACGGCGAGACGAATCTTTTCGTCGATCCGCGATGTAAGGGACTGATCGCCGATTTCGAGGAGCTCAGTTACAAGGAAGGTTCCATGATTCCGGATAAAGACAAAGATTACCGCCGTTCGCACTTATCCGACGCGCTCGGGTATTTGCTGTGGCAGGAGTGCAGACTGGCGCCGATCGAGACGCCGAAAGGACGAATATTTTAATGGCTGCAGGGTTAGGAAGCAATGCATTCATTACCAGGGAACATCCCGAATACGCGCGCACTCGTCAGAGCCGGCGCTTGTATCGCGATCTCTATGAGGGCGGGGAAAGGTTCAACTCCAACGCCTCATACTACCTTGTGCGCCGGCACAAGGAGCCTAACGATATTTACTTCGAACGGCTCCTCAGAGTGTTCTATCAGAACTATGCCGGTTCCATCATCGACTGGTATACCGCGACTTTGTTCCGTCGCGAGCCCGTCATTCAGCTCGACGGCGAGAACGAAGCGGGCAAGCAATTCTTTGATGGCTTCGTTCAGGATTGTAACCGGCGCGGAACGAAGTTGTTTGAGTTCTTCCGGCGAGCGCTTTCGGATGCGCTCGTCTACGGAAAATCCTACGTCGCGGTGGATTTTCCGACATCCGGCGGCCCGGCTTACAGCCGGGCCCAGGAGGACGAAGCCGGCCTGTCGAGAGCTTACCTGGTCAACTATTCGGCCGAGGAGGTCATCAACTGGTCGTACGACGAGTTCGGTGTGCTCGATTGGATCGTTATCCGCACCGCCATGCTCAAGCAGTCCAGCGTGCGGGACGAGTCCTGGAAGACCCACACCCGCTGGATTTATTACGATCGCGAAGGCTTTGAAGTCTACGCCAGCGAAGACGATGCGACGGGCGGCGGCGGCTCTCCGGAACTGGTCGCTTCCGGGCCGCACGCGCTATCGCGTCAAAAGAAGGTTCCTATCTTCGAACTTTCCGTTACCGACGGTCTCTGGTTGATGAACAAGGTTTCTTTGCTCCAACTGGAGCACTTTAATAAGTCCAATGCGCTGGCGTGGGCCTTAACCATGGGATTGTTTGCAGTTCCCGTGGTTTACTCGGATCGTGAGTTCGCTCAAATCGTGGGCGAGTCTTACTTCATCCAACTCGGCGCCGGCGATAAGTTCGGTTGGACGGAACCCGAAGGGCACGTCTATCAGATCGCCGCCGACAACCTGGTGAGCCTCAAAGACGAGATTTACCGGGTCTGCTACATGAATAGCGAGATTAGCGGCGGAAAAAGCGGCGCGAATCAGAGCGGCCTCAGCAAGGCCTGGGACTTTAATGTTACCGAAGAGATTCTTCGGGCTTACGGCGCCGTCGTGAAAAATTCCATCCAGGAAGTGATGGCCGCGGTCTCCGAGGCCCGGCAGGACGGCATTCAAGTGGATGTCACCGGGATGGATGAGTTTGACATTCAAAGCTTTGCGGACGAGGTGCAGGACGCGGCCAGCGTTCTCGCTCTCGAGATTCCATCGGAAACGGTGAAGGGGCAGTTATTCAAACGCGTCGCACTGAAGTATCTCAGTGATGCCCGCCAGGGGATCAAGACCCAGATAGTCGACGAGATCGACCAAGCTCTCAGCAAGCCGATACCGGCGGAAACCAAATAGGAGGCCAAATTGGAGAAAAAGATGGACGACCAGAAATCGCAGCAGGAATTAGATGTCCAGGCGTTGGTGCAGCGCGCGATTGCCGAGTATGTGCGGCAGGATTCGGGACGGCGGGAGCCGGCTTTGAAAGCGGAGCTTCAGGAAGAGCGGCGTAAGCGCGAAGCGCTGGAGAAGCGCCTCAACCTGATGGCCGAGGAGAACACCCGGAGCCGCGAAATCGCGGATCAGGCCGAGCGGAGTTCAAAGATTCGCAGTGAACTGCAATCGCTCGGCGTCACCAAGATCGACCTGGCTTACAAAGCCGTGCAGGAAGATATCCATCGCACCGAAGATGGGCGCCTGATCGCGAAGAACGACAACGGCGAATTTGGAATGAAAGAGTACCTCAGCAATTTCGTTCATGAAAATCCTGAGTTTCTTCCCGCGCGGATACCCGGCGGAACAGGCTTGACCGCCGGACAGCGGACAACGGCGGGCAAAGGCGCCGTCGACATGGACTTGATCTCACCCCGGATGAGCGCTGAAGATCGGGAACGCGTGCGTCAGGAAATACTCCGCGTTACCTCAAGAGATGGGCACTAACATTACAGAGCCGCGACCGTAGGAAGCGGTAACTGAGTAAGTAGTAATTAGAAAGAAGGAGAAGAATGGCAGCAATTACCTCAGCAAATGTAGCGAACGCGATTGTCAAACTGGTGGCGGCAGATGCTCTGCCCGCCTTGGTGGGAAACCTGATTATGGGTAACCTGGTCAATCGCGATTACGAACCCGTTCTGGCCAACGCCGGCGACACGGTCAACGTGCCGATCCCGCCGTCGCTGGTTGCGAATAACATCGCGGAAGGCGGCACGGTCCAGACTCAAAATCCGAATCTGGGCAATGCGCAGATCGTTCTGAATACTCACGCGGAAGCGACGTTCCAGATTCCGGATGTCACTCGCGTGCTAGCCGTACCAGACCTGTTAAAGGTCTACATGGAACCTGCAGTCATCGCGATCGCGGAGAGCATTGAAACGAGTCTTTTGAACGCATACGCGGGTTTCACCGCGAATGCGCCGGTGGGTACGTCAGGTACTCCCATCTCGGAAGCGACCATCGACGCCGCTGAAACCGCGCTCTTTACGGCGTTGGTTCCGGCCAATGAAGCCAAGTATCTGGTCGTTGACCCGAATACTTACTCCCAGATGCGCCAGATTTCGCGCTTCAGCGAGTATCAGACCGCCGGTGAAGCCGGTCTGAGAGCGATCATCGACGGCACCTTCGGGAAACTGAAGGACTTCTTTGTATTCCGGTCACAGTACGTACCTTATACCGGAAGTTCGCCGCTGGCGACACATAACCTCGCGTTCACAAAGAACGCTCTCGGTCTGGTGATTCGCCGGTTGCCGCAACCGCTGCCCGGTACGGGAGCGATCGCGGAATATGCGGACCTGGGCAACTTCGGCATGCGCGTCACGATGAGCTATCAACCGAATACTCTCGCTCAGCAGTTCACGGTGGATGTCCTGTACGGATGCGCGGTTCTCCGGAACAACTTCGGCGTGCAGGTAAACAGCTAGTTCAGTATGAGTCGCGACTCACTACGAGCCGCGGCTGTTAGGGAGCGGTGCAACGGGCAACCAAGTAATTGGTTGCCCATCTTCATTTTCAGGAGTATTCAACATGGACTTAAAAGCGTATTTCAAGAAAATCCGGGATGTCGAGGCTTCGATCCCAACACCGTATGTGGTGATCGTCGGCCTGGAAACTCCCGACGGCGGGAAGGAAGGAACTTTCACCGAGGTGTCCAAGAAACTGGCTGCCCGGATGATCGCGGAAAGTCGCGGCCGGCTCGCGTCGGAAGCGGAGGCCGAAGCATTCCTGGAATCGCGGACCGAAGCCCGAAGAGCCGCTGAAGCTCTCGCCGCCGCCCAAAGAATGCAATTTACTTTGGTACAGCCCGTCGATCCCCGGACCAAGCCGGTGCGGGGACCCAAGGAGTAAATCAAATGGCTCTATTGTCAGATGGGCCGCCTTCCACGATCGACGACCTCACAGATCAGGATTCTTATCTGCTCACGGTTGTAGGGATCGAAGGCATTAACGTTACGAGCAAGCTGTCCCTTGCATATAACGAAGTCCAGATCGAATTGACGGCAATCCTGGGACGGGAAGCGTCTATCTACGCGCCTGTCCTTGGAGAAGCCTCGCTTGATATCGCGAACATGGCCATTACGCCGGCCCTGAAGTTGTGGCACACGCACCGTTCGCTTGAGTTGATCTATCGTGACGCGTATTTCAATCAGCTGAGCGATCGTTATCAAGGCAAGTGGGCGGAGTTCCAGCGGCTGGCCATGACGGCTCGGACACAATTCATCGACACTGGCGCCGGATTAGTGATCGATCCTTTACCGCAGCCGGCTGCTCCGATCATTACCTTTGAAGCAGCCGCTCAGGCCGGGGGAATCGTGTACTTCACTGTAACCTGGGTGAACACGGAAGGGGAAGAGAGCACTCCCGCCGTCGTAGTTCAAAGTAATGTGCCCGAAGGAAACATCGCGATTGTTGAAATGGCGGCAGCTCCCTCGAACGCGGTGGGTTGGAACCTATATGGTGGGGTGACGCCAGCTGCCTTGTCTCTGCAAAACAGCACCCCAGTTGGGGTCGGTGTGGTCTCGCAGTTTATTCCTCCCGGCTTGATGGGCGGTGCTGCCCCAGGGACCGGTCAGGCTCCAAATGTAACGCGGGACTTACCGCGTCGGATCATGCGAGGTTGATATGAATCTGGCTAGCGCGGTTGCATCCACTCTCAGTAGTATTCTGTCTCCTCAGATCAACTCAGTTGTAGCAAGTCTTTCGACGCTTCCACCAGTGGCGCTGAATTCCTTCATAACGGGAAATTCGCCCGCCGACTTAAACGAGAAGAGCCTGGTTCTCAGCTATCCCACGGTAACTATCTTCTGCGAGAAGCTGAGCAATACGTTAAAAGAGAAATTCCGCACGTTCTCGGGTACGGCTGAAACGGTAATAGAAGTCAGGCAATCACAGGATCAGTTGCAAACCATTCAGGCTGCGCTGGAAACTTATGTCTCCGCGATCTGCCAAATATTAGATTCGTCCCGCGGGGATTGGGGAAACGGGATGTTCTACGCCGGGGGATACGTGGTCACCTTTGGACCGGTGAAACGCGGCGGTAAGAACTTCATTCAGACAGGGCAAATTACCCTGAGCATCGATTTAGTCGTCTAGAGGCAAAAACGTGGCATACATATCTTCAAACAATAATCGCTGGTACTGCCAGCTTGAGGCTTCATACGGCCAGGTTCCCGCCGTGGTTGCGGCGAACCGGTTTCCCGCGGTGTCTATGACCGCGCAACAGAAAGTCGAAACGCCGGCGCGCAAGGACAAAACCGGTACCAGAACTTACTCCGGTGCGCTGGCGAACATGCGCAAGCAAACTCAGTTTGACCTGACCACTTACATGACATCGTGGACGTCGGGTTCAATGCCGGCATATGGACCGCTTTTCCAGGCAGCGCTGGGAGCAAGCCCGCTGTATTTCGCGGGCGGTACAGCTACCTCGGCATCAACCACCTCTTATGTCACCTTCGCAAGTCCTCATGGTCTTGTCACAGGACAGGCGATCACGTATCAGGGCCAGATGCGGTTCGTTTCCGCCGTGGTGGATTCGACCACTATTCTCTTGAACGCTCCGTTCGCTGCCGCTCCAGACGGGGCGATCGGCCAGACCGTGACCTTCACGCCGTCCACCGAGCTTCCCAGTGTCAGTATCTTCGACTATTGGGACCCGTCGGCGTCTGTACAACGGCTGCTATGTGGTTGCGCGGTGAATCAGATGAAGGTAGGGGTCAACTCCAACTATCAACAGTTCGAGTTTCAAGGGATGGCTCAGGATGTGATCGATTCCAGCAGCTTCACATCGGGCTCCGGCGAACTCTCGGCTTTTCCCGCCGAGCCCGCCGTTGGAGCCGCGCCGACCACTATTGTTCCCGGACATCTCGGCCAGGCATGGTTAGGCGCTTCGGCGTCTCAGTTCTTAACATTGACGAGCGCGAATGTAAGTCTCGGCAACGGACTCGACATGCGCACCTCGGAGTTTGGAAGCATTCTGCCGCGGGCCATCAATCCTGGACCGAGAACGGTTCTTCTGGACATGGAAATATTCGCCCAGGACGATGCCGCGACCGTTGGACTTTATCAGGCTTCCCGGCAACGAGCACCCATCGTGGCAGGTTTTCAGATGGGACAGACGACCGGCCAACTTCTCGGAGTTTACATGCAAAGCGTGGTGCCGGAAGTACCGCAGTACAGCGACAAGGAGTCACGGCAAATCTGGCAATTTAAAGGCTCGCAGGCGCAGGGACCGGGAAACGGCGAAATCTCGATCGCATTTGGATAAGGCATGACCTACGAAAGCTTTGAAGTTAAGGAGTCAAAGACTCATCCCGGTGTCCGGTTCGTAATCAACCGGATGTCGTTCGGCCGTCGCGTGGAATTGATGCGGCTTGTTCGGGAACTCGCCCCGCGCCTGGAATGTTTCCGGGCCGGCGCGGCAAAGTCGGATGAAATTGAGGCCGGACTGTTGTCGGCGGAAATCGACCGGTTGTATTTGCAATGGGGTTTGAAGGAAGTGGAAGGTCTGGAGATCGACGGGCAGCCTGGCGGACCGGAGTCGCTGTTGCAATCCGGTCCCGAAACTTTGTTCCTTGAGGCGTTGGCCCACGTGAAATCGGCCTGCCGCCTGTCGGAGCCTGAAACAAAAAATTGAAAGTCGCATTCCGTTTTCATCGCAAGGGAAAAGCCGCGTGGAACTGCGACGACTGCCGGAGTGGCGGCTTGGAGACGAAGAGAAACTGCGGATTTCTGCGTCCGAAAGGCCCGGTTCCCAAAGTACCTGTCTGGGCCCAAGGCGATTTGTGGCTAGAGGAGTGTCCCAAGCCTTACATCAGCGCAGAAAGCATGGGAACCATCGAGAGCTATCTCGTTTGGAAAAAGTTCGGCGGTAACCCTGTGGAAACCCGGCCGGCAAAAGAAGTAGATGGATTTTTGATCCTCGACGCGGAAATCGCCGAGGAAGAAAGAAGATTATGGCCACATTCCCGATTCTGAAGACCGGCGCGGTAGCGCAGTATCCGCTGAAAACCACGTTCAACTATCAGGCCGATATTGTCTGGTTCCTGGATGGATCGGAACAGCGGTTTCGTAACTCGCCTTCGGTGTTGCACCAATGGGAGATCGACATGGCGAAGCTCGACGAAACCGAGATGGCGTCACTTGAACAGTTCTTTCTAGGCAATGAAGGGCCGACGCTGTCTTTCTCTTTCACCGATCCTTCCACGAACGACGTGTATCCCAATTGCTCGGTGTCCAACAGCGAACTCGCGCTCACTTTTAGCGGCCCGATGTCGGGCAGCACTAAAGTCGTGATCCGGGAGAACAGGAGCTAAGAAATGCTGGTCTTTCCACAACTCGTAACGGGCGCTACCGCGCAGTATCCGATTCGAAGGCGCCGGTCGGAACGGGCCATCCTGAATCTTAGTCAAGACGGCTCGGTGATCGCACTTTGGGATGAAAGCGCGAGCCAGATAAAATGGGATCTCTATTTCGCGGGACTGACGGACGCTGAAGTATCTAATATCACTTCGTTCTATCAGCTTTGTGAAGGCTCTCTCCAATCCTTCCTGTTCTTAGATCCAGCGGCGAACCTATTCGCGTACAGTGAAGACTTCACTCAACCCTCTTGGCAGAGGAATTCACTTCTTCTCCTCAGCGCAGGGATCAAAGACCCTTACGGCACCACGCGCGCAAGCCAACTGACCAACAGCTCCCTGGGGGCTCTAAGTATCACCCAGACCCTGGACATACCGGGCTCTACCACTTGCGCGCTCAGCGTGTACGCCAGCAGCAGTGCTTCAGTTCAGGTAACACTGACGCGGTCGGATAGTTCGAATGTCGAATCGATCTTACTGCCAACCACTCCCGCGTGGACGCGTTTCAGCCTGAACACTGCGTTCACCAGCAGCATCAGTACCTCCTGTGACTTTTCGCTGGAAGTGCCGGCGGGAGCCACGATTGACATCTTCGGGTTTCAAGTGGAGCCGCAGCCGGCGCCCGGAACCTATGTCATGACCTCTACTTATACAGGCGTCTATCCCAACACGCGTTTCGATGCCAACCAGATCATTGTTACCGCAACCGGGCCAAGTGAAAGCAGCCTGACTGTTTCTCTTCTTTCGCCGTCAGCACAGTGAACTCGTATGCTTCCTCTCTTTCAAGCTAAAGAACAACCAATTTCCGATATCCCGCTGTTACTGTTTGACTGCACGTTCGCGGATGGAACGGTCCAGTCGTGGAGTACCCATGCGGCCACCGTCAACGGCAATGCCTACGCCCCGCGCGTTCTGAAACAGAACGTTTTTCAGATGCAGATCGGCTCCGACCTGGGTGTCGATACGCTGCCAAGAATTACCATTGAGCTGGCCAACGCGGATTCACTGATCTCTGAAATCGAACGGAGCGTAGGAGTCAAGGGCGGTCAATTGACCGTCTCAATGGTGTTCTATAGCTTCGCCAATGATGGGCCGTCGAGCACAGTCCAGGTTCTTTTCAAGGGAATCTTGGATCCGCCGGAACTCATCACCGAGACAACCTTCCGGGTGAGTGCCAGCAACCGGCTCTCGCTTCAAAAAGTCAATCTGCCACAAGTACGGATTCAAATGCGATGCCCGTGGACGTTTCCGACAACGGCGGCGCAAAGGCAGGAAGCGGTATCCGGCGGAACAAGCGGAGCTTTCTCGCCTTACTATAACTGCGGATACTCTCCGGACATGACGGGCGGCGTCGGCTCTTTCGATTCCAATGGCGCGCCTTTTACGTCGTGCGCCTTGACGCGATCCGATTGCACCGCCCACGGTATGTTCAGCGTGGACTCTCTGTTGCGCCCAACGGCGCGGTTTGGCGGAATTGAATGGTTGCCTCCAACGATCGTGGTTCGCAGTTATGGAGAGAAAGGCAGCCACTTCTCGCCTATCGATGACAACCTGGCTATTTACAACGACTTCATACCGATGATCTATGGGACGGGTTGGTTCGCTCCGGGTATTGTCTTTTTGAGGAACGACGGTAACTTGACCCACATGGAGCTTGTGCTGGGTATCGGCCAGATCCAGGACATACAGCAAGTAGTGGTGAACCAGATCCTGATTCCCGCCGGGCAGCCCGGAAAGAACATGACGGGAACCGGTTGGTACACCCTCATTAGTCCAGGGACGCGGAACGGCGCCTTCAACCTTGACTTCACCGACGCGAACGGAAATCCGCTGGGCGACCCTTACGGGAGCATCGCATTTCTGTCTGTGGTGGTTCCGAACCTGATTAACAACGGAAGCAGCTTGCCCCAGATACAGGTTCTCTTGGATGGATTGCTAGTGCCTCAATACGGGGGGGATGGCACAAACCTCGGCACCAGCTTTTCGAACAACCCGGCGTGGGTGATCCTTGATCTGCTTCTCAGTATCGGCTGGTCTTTCACTGAGCTGGACCTGAGCACTTTCGCGGCCACCGCGGCGTATTGCGCGGAGCAGATTGCGACTACTGACTTGTTCGGCAATCCCATCATGACGGCGCGCTTTCAATGCAATCTGATCCTCAAGAACCGTCGTTCCGCCGCCGACGTAATCCGCGGTATCCGAAACGGGTGCCGGTTGTTTCTTCGCTACGGATCGAACGGCCTGCTGCAACTCATCGTCGAGAATTCCATAGCACTGCAGCAACCAACTCTTCCGGCGAACAGCAACGCGACCGAACAATTGAATGGCGGATGGCCAGCTTACGAGTTCGGCGACGGAACCAACGGAACAACAGGAATCGCTAGGCTGGCAAGCGGCGTTTCCAGCGTCAGGCTGTCGGCGCGATCTTCGGCGGAAACGCCCAACCGCTTCGCTGCTGAATTCCAGGACGCGTTCAACCAATATCAACAAGACAGTTTGTCTATCGTGGATGCCCCCGATGTAAGTTTAACGGGACAGGAGATCACCAGCACAACGCCCGTCCTGGGCCTGCCGCATTTCGACCAGGCGGCGCGGATTCTGCAATTCTTTCTCTCGAAGAGCATCCTGGGGAACACGACTATCGAATTTCAAACCAGCGCAAAGGCTTTGGGACTTTCCCCGGGCGACATCATCGCCGTCACTTATGCCAAGGAAGGATTGGAAAGGCAGCCTTTTCGAATTACCCAGATACAACCGGGAGCGAATTACCGGACCGCGGCAATTACCGCCCAGTGGCATGACGACGACTGGTATCTGGACACCAATGGACAGACCACCGCGGATGGAAGCAATCCGAATGCTTTCTCGGGGGTGGGCGTTCCCCGGCCGCTGGGCGGGGTGGTTCCAGACCAGAACGGAGTACTGCAATTCGGTGTAGTGGAAACCTGGAGCCAGGCGCCGGACGGCACCGCGACGGTTACGGCGACGGTGAGCTTCGCGGCGCCCAACGCCAGCGAAATAGGAGCTCCGAATTCACCACTTATCTCGTTAGTGCCCACCGTGGCAATCACGGGAGGCGCGCTGGCAGGCGGCCAGGGTCTCTACTACGCGGTGACGAGCATTGGGTCCGATGGTTCGGAAAGCGCGCTGTCATTCCTCGTGCACGCCGAGATACCGTCTGGTACCGCCACCAATACGGTGACTCTCACCAGTCTCAGTTTTCCAACCTTGGCAGTGTCGTTTTCGGTATATCGCGGATCGACCCCGAGTAACCTGTACAGCATCGCGACGGCGCAAACACTGGCGACTACGTTCCTCGACACCGGGTTCCCGGACACGACGATCTTGCCGCCCGACCCAAATTACGATCATGCCGATTTCTACTGGCGGCTCGAGCTGCAGCCGGAAGTGCAGGCGACCATCGTCAGCGCGACTTCCATTGGTTCGGAAATTCTTGAGATGGTCCCCGCGAGCTACGCGGGCATGGTGGTTCGAGTCACCGAAGGAACTGGGTCCGGCCAGGAAAGAACCGTGAGTACCAACACTATTAACACCCTGACCTTGACCACTGCCTGGGACATCACTCCCGACGCAACCAGTTCGTTTGTGGTGGCTCCCAGCACATACCAGTTTGGTTCCTCTACTCCCACGAGCCCGGCGCAATTCACGATTCCAAACCAGTCGGGCGCGACCGTCGAGATCTCCGGTCGCTCGGCTAACTGTAACGGAATCGAAGCGCCCTATGCTATCTCGCCCGTCACCCGCTGGGTAATCGGAGGAGCCGGCGTTATCAATGTCGATTCGGCGCCGGCGCCGGCGCCTGTATTTGGTATTAGCCCGGGTTACAGTGGCGGGTCCCTGATCTTTGGAGAGCTTGGATTTTCCGATTTCACCAACGTTAATACTGTAACGGCTGGAACGTATCAGCTCTTCTATCTGGATGAAATGAATCTTGTGGCCGCTGGACAGCTAACCACGGCCATTGCGCCCACGGATGTGCAACTTGTGATTAGCGTTCCTCTGCAGGGTACCCTTCCGCTGTATCTCCTGATCGATAGTGAAGTGATCGGCCTGACGAGCGCGGACGTTACCGGAACGATCCTCACTTGTGTCCGGGGCGCCCACGGGACCACGGCCGTGGCGCACTCCAGCGGGGCATCCATCTTCACGCTATTACAGCAAGTGTTCGTTGTGCCATTCGCGAAGCACTTCTTCGGTAGCCCCGCCAGCGGGAACTGGACTTTTCCGGTGATGTTTCCCAATGTGCGGCTCATTAGTTCGGAGCTTTTTGTAACCAACTCGCAGGGGAACAGTCCAACGTCGTCTATTAACTTTACCGGGTCACTCGATGGTTCGCTGCGAACACTTTCCGGAGGGCAGCTTTCATTCCAAATCGGTGGCTTCCTGGCAATCCAAACAAACGCCGCGCCCGTCGTTATCCTCGACGCTTCAAAGGCCGTGCGGGATATCTACGCGGTGGTGCAGCAGGCGCCGGTGGGTGCTGCAATTATGATCAACTTGAATCTGAATGGAACTTTGTACTGTACCTTGACGATTCCGGCTGGTTCTACCACCATGGCGGCCGCGCTGGATGGTGCTTCTCTTCCGCCATTATTGGTGCAAGACCAATTGAGTATCGACATTACCGGGGTTGGCCTAACTACGCCCGGCAGCAGTTTAACGGTAGTCATACGAGTCTGAGATATGCCCGAAACTCTACTGAAGCTGACGCCCGACCGGGACCTGCAATGCTACTATCAACTTCCCTCCGCCATTGCAGCCATGAGTTCTACCAGTCCAGGTGGATTCACGGTCTCGGGGAGCTGGCGGCAGCAATTCGACTGGGCCGTCATCGAGTGGAACCGCGACAACACATTTGAACATCCTCTGCTGCGGCCTCTTCCAGACGGCGACCTGAGCGGGCTCACGCTGACTTATCAGGAGACGCGAACGAGTTGCATCCCGATGGACTCCGAGCTCTATCCGACGGTTGACTGGCCGTACCTTCGCTTCTGGCTTGATACCGGATCGGGGGATCTGTTCCGGCGAGTCAGCCTGTTGCCGCTGGCTGTTCCCATCGCCGGTGCGTATACGGCGGCGTCAGCGACGTTCACGCTTACCGGGACAACCACGCCGGGCGACGTCATTGAGCTGGAATGGAACGGGTCGGAGCACTATAACTATGCGATCGTGGACGGGGACACTCTGACTAGCGCGGCCGCGGCGTTGGTGGCAATTATTAACTCCATCTCAACGACAGTGCTGGCGGCGTCGAATGAGTCGGCGATTACGCTCACGTTGACAGACGCCGGGTTAGGCGAAAACGCCAACCGGACCGGAGCTTACGGCACGGTGTTCGGCGGCGGTTCCGAGGTCTGGCAGCCGGAAGCCCAACAATTTACCGGCGGGGCGTCACCCAGCGCGTGGCAAGTGACTATTCCATTCGGTAACTTGACCGACGCCGATACGGGCGAGGCATTCTCCGCGGCCAATGTCCGCAAAATGCGCTGGACTTATGCGGCCGATCTGCAACCCGCGACGTTCGCGCGAACGGAGTTTGAGGTGGTCGTTTCGGATTGGACTGTCGCCGGCGCGAATCAGCAATACAGTGTTGCTGGTCCAGGCTCCCATCGAATTGAAGACGATTCAGCCATTCTCACGTATTCGGGAGTTTGGTCTCCATCCGCGAACAACAGGGGAAACTATTCGGGTGGGTCGATCGCCTATACCGAGACGCCTACCGGCGCCGTCGCGTGTTCCTACACGGAACCCGCGGCACATCAGCTTTATCTCGGTACGCGATACACCCCTGTGGGGGGGCTCATTACAGTAACTGTGGATGGAGCCGTACAAAACTTCAATTTAGATTTATCCGACGATGAATTGATCAGAATCCCGTTGGGAACATTCGCAGCGGGTACGCATCAGGTAAGTGCGGAATTCACTGGCACGCGAGGAACGTATTTCTATTTCGATTTCCTTGAGATCGCTTACCCTTCCATCAATTTACCCGACCTGCCAACCAACAGTCTGCTCACGCTGGCCACTGACTGGGACACTTACAATTCTATCGCCCTCGCCCCGGAGCGCACCGCATGGCAGATTCAGAAGCTGGGCTTCACGGGGCGCGCGAACCACTATCAAGGCGCCTTGTGGTTCTTCGAGTTGGTCAGGGAAGGCCAGATCTACGCCAGCGCAACAGTTACATTCGGGGGGATTTCCGCCATTAGTGTGCAGACGACGCTGATTGTGGATTCCACCACGATGACTCACCTTCATCTTCAAGGCGACACTCCAGCCACGGTGGCCACCTGGTTTATGCTGCAGATCAACAGCGGATCGACGGGGATTTGGGCCAGCGCGTCCGGCGATGTGCTGACTATTACGGCCCGTGCGATGGGAACGGCCGGAAACGTCATCGCCCTCTCGGTCAGCGTAGTCCAGACGGCGCTCAGTGCATTTACGGCTCAGACGAGCGGACCTACACTGACGGGCGGCGTGGACGGTTCACCAAGCGGCGTGGCCTTTCAGGATGCCACTACCTCCACCATTGGATGGAGAACCGACCTGACGCCGGGCAACGCACTAAACCTGGCGGCGATTGATTGGTGCACGAGTTTCTTTACCGCGCTGGCCGGATATGGAATCCAGGCGACGGCGGCCTTCAGTACGGAGTTGCAATTTGCGGACCCGTCTGCTGGAGCGGGGATGGCGCAACGCTACTACAATGGGTCACCGGTAGTGGTGAACACGCCCGCTATTCAAACGAATTTTTCTACTACGAGTCTCGCTTACTGGCAAAGCGCGTATCTGGCGATGGCGCAGATCATGGTAAGTGCAGGGCAAAAGCCGTATCTGCAATTCGGCGAAGTGCAGTGGTGGTATTTTCCGAACGCCGAGCCGAGTATGCCTTTCTACGATGCTTACACCGAGCAGCAATTTCAAAGTACTTATAACCAGCCGCTTGCGCTGATTTCCAGCAATACGGTTGACCCCGCAAGCTTCCCGCACGAGGCTGCATTTTTACCCGAGCAGATTGGGTTGTTTACCGCTGCGATTACAGCTTACGTGCAAGCTACTTTACCGCAGGCTCAGTTCGAAGTGCTTTACCCACCCGACACGAATGACTTTCCATTCACTGCGGTGGTGAATCTTCCCGTGGCTTATTGGACGCCGCAGACGCTGGCTTGCTTCAAGACGGAGAATTTTACTTACACAGGAGATCGAGACCTGGATAAGGCGCAACAATCCGTGAACCTACCGGGGACTCTGAACTTTCCGCCATCGCAGTCCGCTCACCTTGTTGGAATCGGAGATTATACGACGCCGTGGGCCACGGAAGCGGGGTTGGCTGTAGCGGCGGGGGATGAATCGGTGGTGTTGTTCGCGTTGGATCAGTTTTGCCTGATTGGGTATCCGACGGATTGGTACGACAACATCCAGCGGGCGATCTCCACGGCGTAA